GATGGGAGCTGATGGTACAATATTTTCGAGTCATGAAGAATGGGTTAAAGCCTCTATTAAGAGAATTTACCGTGATTCATCAACAGCTTGGAGATTTAGTACTGAAACTTATTGTGATGGTATTAAATCATCAGGAATTACATATAGTAAAGCCGTTGTTAATTTGATGTGGACTGGAATTCTAGTTGCAGCAATGGGCGGTCTAGCTAGGTGGTTGGGTAACACTGACGTTTCTGATAGAATAACTTATTCTGGTCAATCAGAACCAAGGAAGAAGATATCCCATAAAAAAGGTGGAAAAAGTCGTTGGACACGTAATAACATACACACTGCAGAAGCTGGTAAGTCAATAAGAAATATTAATTTAGATTTAGGACATATTACCGTTAATGCTATTCCTGTCGCAGACAGGTGGTTGGTTACTTTTGCTCATGGACTATTTGAACATGGACAAATGATGGAAGAAGGAAGAATAATTCGTCTTTATAGTAACGACCAAATTTATGAAACTAAGTTTTCCCATGAGAATATAGTTTTATGTAAAAATCCAGAAACTGGGACGTTGGACTATGATCTTGTTTTTATACATTTTGATTGTCCGACTTTACCTAAGTTTAAAAATGTTATCAATTGTTTTGTTTCAGATGCTGAAGTTCCAGATAGTCGATTTCGAATTAGTGTTCGAACTAGACAGGGACTGATTTTGACGGATGCAGTACGTGATATCAATTCTTATTCTTATGATGGAATGAACTTTTATTTAACTGATGGATTTATGTATCAAGGATTAACTCAATCTGGAGACTGTGGAGTACCGATATTAATGGCTGAATCAAAAGCTATTACTAAATGTATTGGTATTCATGTAGCAGGAACTGTTAATAAAGATTATCCATATGGCTTAGCAGTAAGAATCTCGAAAGAGATGATTGAAGAAGCTATTGGAGAAGATTTATTTGAACAAAATTTTGTTGCTGAAGGAGACTTTCTAGATACATTGCAAGAAACTTATGTTCCTAATTTGAAAAATATAGGAAAAGTAAGTAAAAATGCTCAAGTCTATTTGAATCATGTTACGAAATTGAAACCTAGTGCAATAGCTGAGTTTCTACCCTGGAAGCCAAAGAAAGCTCCAGCAATTATGAGTGAGATGGACCCGCGTAGTAAGGGCGAAGTTCCAATTGAAAAAGCCATTCTTAGATTGGCTCAAGCTGATAGAGTTAAATTAGATTCTAATACTTTGGAAGAAGTATCTAGTGAAATGGTTTATAATCTATCATCTGAATTAAATTATCAAGGTACCGGTGGTACGAGATTGTTGTCTTTTGAAGAAGCAGTTTTCGGAATACCAGGTGTTCTTGCTCCAATTTGTACCAGTACACATGCAGGTTATCCTTATTGTTTCTTTGTAAACAAAATGGGAAAACGTGAGTTAGTGTGGCATGAAAATGGAGAAGGTAGATATTCTGAAAATTTTAAACTTCATTGTTTAGATACTTTCAACAAGGTCTGCCGAGGTGAGAACTTAGATAAATTGTTTCTAGGTTTTCAGAAAGATGAGTTGCGATCTCAATCTAAAATTGATTCCGTTAATACTAGAATAATATATAGCAATGATGTTACTTATAATGTTGTTTGCAGAATGTTATTTGGGTCTATGGTTTCAGCTTTTAACTGTAGTTTTCCAGCTCATGGTTATGCATCGG